GGGTCTTTGGAGTCCTGCGGTAAAGGGCGGTAAAGTTCAGGTAAAAGTATCTTTCTGTATTCAGTAAGCAACTCTTTAAGTCTTTGCTTTTCGGCTTCTGTCAGTTTTTCTGTAGGAGTCCTAGCAAGTTTTATTCTTTCCTTTTCTAGTTCTAATGCTTTTTGAAGTTGCGCTTTTGAAAGATTTTCATTTCCTTTGTATTGTGAATGTTTTACAACATCTTTAAGGGCTTCTAACTCGCTGTCTCTATCCAGGTCAATAACAATAGTACCTTCTTCCCTTTCAGCTGCTATAATAGCTTCCAGCTCTGCAAGTCTCTTCTTTGCCTCATCCAAAAAAGCCTTTAAGTCTGGTCCGGGTGGTCCTCCTTTATCTGGAGAAAAAACTTTAAAGTCGTCTATATTAAAATCCTTAGGAGCCCCAGAAGGAGATTTTGGAGTTGTAGTATCAAAATTAAAAGCGCCTTGGCCTTTCTCCTTTGCAGCTCTTCTTTTATCTGCTTTAGCTCTTTCTATTTTTACTGCATTTTGCCTATCTTGTAATACGTCATCTGGGTTTTCGACAGTTATGGTGTAGCCTTTTTCTTTATTAAAAAATAATCCAGCTTTTCTTTCGGCAAGGTCTTGCCCACTTTGGTCAGTAGCTTGTTCATGTACTACGTTGCCGTTGTTATCTCTAACAACGATAACTCTGTCATCATTTTCTCTTTTAGGGTTGGTATAGCCTAAAAAATTAGCGATAAATGTATCACTACCTAAAAGCGCTCTGTCTTGTATATTTTCAAAAACTCCGTCTATCTTCTCTTTTGAAGGAGAAAGAAATGTTCCAACTCCAGGTATTTCAGCCACAAAAATTTTCTTCTCTCCAACTCTGCCTCTACTTAATTGTTTAATAACTCTTGGGTCAGTGCCTTCAGGTAAAAACATACTAGGTTTATCACCAAGAAGCATAGCCCTGTATTGTGCTCGTAATTGAGCTATAGGTTCTGGTGAAGTTCGGGGTTCCGATATTTGACCTCCGGGTTTTGCTTTAAATTTCCCTTCAGTTATATCCCCAACTATATCCATCACACTTTCGGATGCTTGTTCTCTTAGCTCTTCCTCTGCCTGAAACAATTCTTCTCTTGTTTCTTCTCTACTTCTTTCCTCATTTACTAAATCTACATATTCACGCGCTTGACGAAATACAGAAGATACCGGAGTTCCAACAACACCACGGGCTCCACCTGCTGCTGCCCCGGCAAAAAACGATTCCATTCTTCTTAATCTTTGTTCTTGTTCATCATAGTCGGGATCTACACCAAGACGTTGTTGAATAAATAATTCTTCTTGTAAAAGTTCAGTAGTACCTTCAACACCTGAAGAAGCAGCAGTAGCAAAAGCTACATCTTTAAAAAGCCTCCCTAAACTTGGAGTAGTTCCTAAAGCCGCTACATACATTCTACGTTCTTGTGGAGTAAGAGTAGAAAGTGCATCTATTTGATTTACATCTTGGGTACGTACCTTATCGGCTATTCTTTTTAGTTCTTGCTCTGATGGACTTAATTTAGTAGTAGCTTGGCCCCCAGATAAGTTTTTTTCAAATTCTATTTTTGCTTCTTTTGCTCTAAGTCTACCAATAGCAGACCTTCTAAAGATCATTTTATATAAGGAACCTGCAAAAACAGTATCAGATACAACGCCTAAAAGAGCTTGCGGTACTCCCATTATAAGTGCAGAGTTGGCTTCTTCTCGAGTTAATCTAACGCCAGCTTCTTCAAATTCAGATAAAGCTTGCGCAGCACCAACAACAAATTCTGTACTTCCTGCTCCAGTAAAACCCCCAGCTGCAGCAGTTCTACCCATACTTTGTACAGCATTCATAACGTTTCTTTCTACTTCATCAAGAGCTTCACCTTTTACTACTTTTTTACGTATGGTGTTTGAAAATATTTCTCCTAACGCTGATCTACCCGCTTTACTTATACCATACCTACCCAGTAGGGCAGTAGCAGCTCCGGTAAAGCCACTAGCTATAGAGGTAATCGCCATAGGTGTAAATTGACCTATTGACCTTCCAATAAAATCTACACCACCCTCAAAAGTAGGTTCGTTAACTAAATCTTCAAAACCCTGTAAATCATTATAGGTTTCTTGCATAGCGCTATCATAAACTCGTGCTCTACGTAAATTTTCTTCTACATCTGATTCATCGCCAAAATAAAAATTAGTTAATGCTTTAAACCTTTCAAAGTCACCTGCAATTTGGTAGCCTCCGGCTTCAAGACCAGCTTTAAAACTCGGTATAAAACCGGTTTGTGGAGTAGTAGGAGTTTCTTGTGGTACGTCACTTACGATCGGTGGAGCTGAAACATTTCGTGCTGCAGTCCTTCGTAATAACTGTTCAGTACCAAACCCAGTTTGGGTAGCTGCAACTTCTCTTCTAGCTGCTTTTCGAGCTGCCGCGTCCTCTACATTAAGACCGGTGAGTATATCAATGTTGTTACTCACTACTTCCCATTACCCGAGGACCCGTTCTTCGTCCTAAAGGACCATAAGAGTAGGGGTCTTCTCCTTGCTGCCTTTGTAACTGTAGTCTAGCAGTACGGCTTAACCCACCATTATCATTTGTACCAAGCCCTAACATACTAATAACAGACCTTTTATCAAACTCACTGTTAAGATCTGCGGCATCAACAAACTTTCCTGCAGCTTTATTATCATCACCATAAAACTGATAACCTTTTAGTTCAGCCCCGTTCCTAAGGTATAAGTTTGCTTGACTTGAACTTATGGGATAAAAAGTTTCCCCCAGATATTCTAGTTCAACACTAATTTGAGGTGGTACATTATACATTGTAGAGTCTTGGAATTGGTCAGGCGTTAGAGGTCTATCACCACCAAAAAGATTAAAAAAGTCTGCATATCCAACTAACCTTTGAATCTGATAATCTTCTAAAACGTCATTTAATAAATTAACCATTCTAGGATCATTAGCATGTTGTTCTTTAAATGCCATGAGCTTACCTATATCGCTTGTTGAATCAAAGGTTTCCCCGGGCAGCGATTTAGCTGCAGCATTTGCATCAAAAATCAGGTCTGAATCAGAGCTAAACCGTTTACTTTTACCTAAAGTTTCTCCGTCTCTTTTTAGACCATAAAAATTATCTATAATAGGTTGTATAGCCCCACCTATGTTAGTTAAATCAACTGTATTCTTTTTAACAGTGCCTTTTTTAGATTGCCCAGTAGTAGCATAATTTAAATCTATAACTCCGGTTTCCATAAAACTGTCCATAGCACTATTAAAATGTTCTTTAGTAATGAGTGGTGTTTTGCCTCCAGCCCCACTCATGTATAAATGAGTTATAAGTTGTAACCTTTGTTGGTCAGGCAGTCTTGTAAAGTTTGCTTTTTCAATATTTTTATCTGTTCGATTAATTAATATCTTTGCTAATTCTTCACGGGCCCCATACCTCATATTTTTTATTCTCTCGTTTTCTAGTTTTACATCCTCCGCGCTAGGGAAGTTTTTCATAAAACCAAGATCATTATCATACTTTTCTGCAAAACGTTTTGGACCAATTTGAAAGAACTCACGTCCATATTCTGGGTTATCTGCAAAGAAGTCTTCTAGAGATTTTTGACTAAAAATATTATCAGGGTCAGGAGCTCTTCTACCAAGGTTTCTTCTTCTTACCCTTTCTCCTGCAAAACCTAACCCCTTATTACTAAAGAATTTTAAATAGAAGTCTTCATCTTGACTAGAAAACTCAGGTGCTGCATCTTTTATGGAATTACGAATTCTATTTGTATTTGAATTAGTGACTTGTCTTGCTTTATTAAACAATAAATTTTTCTGTTTTGGGTTTAAAGTATTGAATTGATCAGAAGTCAAATCAAATGGTATTGACCCTTCTCGATAAAAATAACTTTTAAGTTCTTCTCTTCTATTTATAATTAAAGCATCTTCAGAGCCAAGCAAACCAGAGTCTCCGGTTTCGGCTGCACCTTCAACAAATTCAGATGCATCTTCTACAGTATAACCACCGGATGGCACCAGTTGATTTGCTGTTTGATTTTGAGGTCGAAACCCTGACATAACTGCATTAAAAAGTTCGTCTCCTTCTAGAAACTTCCCAGCTTCATCATCGTAAAAAGACATGAAAGGTAAAGTATTTTCTTTATATGTTTTACCACGATGTGTTACAGAATAACCAACACCATCTTGTGCTGTTTTTGTAGTGGTTAAAGCGTTTGCGGCAACTTCACTTATATCACGAGCTCCAGCTATCATGTCGTCGGTAATCGTAAGTCCAGGAGTTTCAAACGTAACCATAGCTTTTATTAAATCTCTTCTGGTGTCATCGTTTGCTAAATCTATTTTATCGTCGGGCGATATACCTAACTGACGTGCTACTTCATTAATATAACTCTCGGTATTGTTTGTGTATTCTTTACCGTCGTATTTACCTTTAGGTGGAGCCCACCTACTAACTACATCTCTAACACTGTCATCACGATATTTGCTGCCATAAGTTTTTAATAACTCGTCTGCATTTCTAATCCCATAAGCCGCATGTTCAAATTTTTCAAAACCATTGATGTCATCATGCTTTGCCGACCTACCTAGCCATTTATTACCTTCAACATATCTAATATTAAGTGGGTTGTTATTTTTTTCGCCCGGAAGTGCGTCTGGTCTATTACCACCTTCATAATCTTTAAAGGCTGCCTCAATGATTTGTCTATTAATATTAGAATACAAACCTTGGTTGGCAAATGATTTAATAGAGCCTAAGTCCTCAATGCTCTCCATTTGTTGGCCATCAATTAATTCTACAAGGTAAGGATCTTCTGTAATCGCTGCAATTTCATCGATTGTTAAACTTTGATAAGTTCTTTTTCCTGACATTACGTCAGACAACAATGGTCCGGGTGTTAGTTTATCTAAAGGAGTACCTCCTGGGTTATCAACGCCAGCGCCAGTACCTGATAACATTCCAATATTTGTCTGTTTTACACCTGTAAAAGCCTCTATTGCTGCTGCATTATCTCCAAATGAAGATACATTTGTAAGCTGACCTAATTTTTGAAGGTAGTTGTTTAGATAAAATCCTGTTGCACCATTTGATAATTTGTAGGGTACGCCACCAAACTCAAATTGTTTTCCCCCTTCTGTTATAGTAGTAAGCACTTTACTACCCCCATCTCGACCACCTGCATTGTTAATAAGGTCTAAGGCCATATTGCCATCCTCTCCTGGTGTAGCATTTACAATGTTTATATTTGCATTCCCAGACAAAACTTGTGCTGCGCTTGTCTTGTTTAAGAACTCTGCAAAATCATAACCCATAATGTCTGGATTAAAAGTTTTGTTATAAAAATCAACATCAAGGTCTTGATAAAAACCTTGGCCCCCTCTTACTACCCTGTCTAATTGATTTAAATATTTTGTGTCGCCCGCATATTCTTGTTTTAAAAGGTCTTGATTTCTTATTATATCTCGTATGGAATCACCTAGCGCTACGCCGCTTTCTTGCATACGCATATTAGCCAGGTAATACTCTTCCTGCTTGCGGTTAAGCTCATCTTGTATTTTATTTGCTCTTCCCTGTTGAAAAGCTTTAAAAAATTGAGCAGCAGACATTTTATAACGCTCCTATAAAGGAACCAATAATTCCGTATTTGTTTGCTTTGTGTTGAGCTCTGTCTCGCCTGTAAGCATTTTCCATTGCAGTATATTGGCCCGCTGCAGTAGAACCCATGCCTTGATTTGTTTTTTGGATTTGATTAGAAATATCAGAAAGCGCATTTAAAAGACTGGTATTTAGGTCTTTTTGAGTAAGTCTTGCATTATTTAAAGCATCTACAGCTATAGCAGCTCCGCCCCTCTGTTTAGCCATCTCTTCTTCTCTTCTAAATGCTGCAGTAGTACTAATACCATATCTAGATCTTTGACGGTCTACTATTCCCTGTGCTATATCTTGTTGTACTGCAATATCATCTTGAGCGGTGTCAACTAAAGCTTGAGACTTAGTTTGTTGTATTAAATCTCTTTCAAATTGGTCTGTTAGACCTACCTCTAACTCGTATCTATCTAAAGTCGCATCAGCAAAAGTTTGAGAAGGGTCATCCGGAATGGCTAAACTATCAGCATCAAAATAAGTTCTTCGATAATCCATGGTGCCTATTTCTGTTGGAGTCCTTTTAGCAGCCTCGATTTCTGACGGAGTTCTAGTTAAACCCTCACCCGTGCCATCATCAAATCTTGCAAGAGGGTTACTCCCTATAATACCTTTTAAACCACCCCCTTTCCCAAAATCTTTAGGAAGATTCATATTTGACATATCAATTACTGGCGTAAAACTTCCACTATATAAGTTGTTTAATGTTTGTCCTATTTCGCCCCAAGCGTTTATCATGTTTGTATCACCTTATTGCCATTAATAGTAAAGTTAAATGTAGGTGTTGGTGGATCGCCTGCTATCGTATCCATAATCTTTCCACCTGCAAAACCACCAGCAGCTTTTGCAAAACTTTTTGTAATTCCACTTCGTGCAGTGTTTATCTTCATATCAGTTTCAAGTTGAGAAAAAATTGAGGCGTCTTCAAACTTAGCTGCTTGAGATAACCCTTGAGAAGCTATAGAACCCATTCCTAAAGTATTACTTAGCGCGCCTACTTGCTCTTGACGAGCAAACCCTAATGCTTTTTTATTTGCCTCTTTTAACATATTTATTGCATTTGAAGCGTAATCTGCAGTTAAGTTTGGATTACGTAAAGCAGTCATAGGAATATCCCTTAAAGCGTCTGCGGATGCTTTTTTAGCCCTACCCCTAAGTATAGTCGCATAATTGTTTTGTGCAGAGTCTTCCATCCTTTGTTGATGCACACCGCTCCATTTTTGCTGCCAGTCTTTCTCTTCTCGAGCAAAAATAGCGGCTAGGGCTTTAGTTTCCGGACTTACCTCGTAATTTTCTTGTTTTGGTCCCTTAGACATCTAAACCTCTTTTCTATATGTCGTTGTTATAGCTTTATATCCTTGCTGTTTCGCCACTCTCATCCAACCAGAGCGACTTGAATCAAATTCTATCGCGACTAAATTTGAATTTTTAGCTACTCTATCTAAAAAATCAAATGTCTCTTCTGCTATATTATACTTGGGATTCGCATATGCTACCCAAACAAATAGCTTTTTTTCACCACCAAACTCATTCAATAAGGACAAAACTAAAAACCCAGCATATTGTTCATCTTTATACGCAACGACCAATTCAGATGTTCCATTACGTAATGCCGAATACACATCTGCTGGTATCCAGTCTGAGTAAGATCTACTTATTACTTTTTGTAAATCTTTCTCTATTTCAATGTAAGCAGCTCTTATTTGTTCTGGTGGAATAGCATTAAATACTACTCCCCTAATAGTCGAGCTCCTTTCCATATCGTCCATACCTTTTCCTTGGTGACAATCCCGCGCCTTTATACTTAACTGTCCTTTTTACACCAATATTGCCACCTCTACCTCTTAACTCTGCATCAGACACCTCAGCCTGAAATAAGTTAAAGTAGTCAGCAGCTGCCATGGGGTCAGTCCAATCTTTACCCGGGATTCTTAATAACCTATAAATAGCACCGTAAATAATGCCATCCCTATAGGTATCACTAAATTCTGTATTTATACTATTAGTAGTTCTAGTTGGTTTAAGAGCTACCTGTAATAATAACCCATTTACAGTTTTTGCATTTGGTACTGGTACTAACCAAAAAGTGTCGGCGGTTTTTTGTAAATATACGGATGGTATACCCGACTTATCCCGCCAATCTGGGTAATTTAACTCTAAACTTCTGGGGCTGATGGGGTCTAAATCATCGCCATCATAAGTTGCCCATTGTATTTGATGTACATCTGTACCAGACGGTTGATTAAACTCATACTCATAAACTCCCGATATAGTAGTTATTGGGTCTAGGTCATGAGTATAAGCTCTACTTTTTTCACAAAGTTCTATAGTCGCAGAACGTAAATTAGTTTCTATTAAAGACTCAGAACAACCCGGAACATAGGGCATTACTTCTTTTACTAATGATTCAAAACTAGCCAAGTTGCGCCTCCTGTTGTGGTGCTTCGGTTAAGGTTGTAGCTTTAGAAAAGTTTAAACTTTGAAAAAATAATTGGTAAAACCCACTAGATTTTTGTAAGTTGCCTGCGTATTCCGCGTCTTTTAAGTGAGCCCTATATAAAACAAAATTTATAAGAGAGTTTGCAAAAATATCATCTACTTGTATTAAATCAGTATTTGACCCAATACTAGTAGGGTTTTTAGAATATATTACTTCTACATAAGCACTACCAGATATTCCAGGATATACAGAAAACTTACGGGGGTCTCGATCATCAAATATGTAATGTTTAACTACAGTACCATGCGCAGCCTTACCTGTAACAGTAGGGTCGTGCCAACTTGGTTCTTCGCTATTTAATACATCAAGATTCACTAGGGATATAGCTCTACCACCTGTCGCGTCTGTAGCAGTACCAGACATATTCCTAGCTACACTAATAAGTCTTAATCCATCAGAAGGTATGCTCTGTTCTGTACCAGTTGCTAATAATACGTTTGCATGTGTAGCAGTAGCATCAGGTCTAAAGTTAGCAATTTCTCTTTGGCCATCACTTAAGTAATCAAATAACTCTCCGTCAGTCCAACGCACACCAGCATTATCCTGAAGTATATTACGTACCCTGGATAAAATATGTTGTGCTTGTAACGTCCCTGCCATTTACTTCTCTTCTTCTTCTTTTTTCTTTGCTTTTCTAACGAGTTTTGGTTTAGGTTCGTCTCTTACTTCAACGCATCCGGCTTGTAAACAAGCATAACCAATATACTCTGGGAATTCTCTTATTTCTCCTGCAGCTAAACGAACAGCATCACCAGTTGTAAGTGACACATAAACATCTTCTTTAGCCTGTACTCTCATTCTTTTTACTTCTTTTTCTACCATTCAAAACTCCTGTTTAGTAGAAAGAGGTGGTCCGAAGACCACCTCTATCTTAATTAAAATGCGCAATCTACTCTGATTACACCAAAGTCTTCGTTCTGACCAGAAATGTCAGAATTGTAGACAGGTTTCTTAAGACCCATGATCTTACCAATAGAAATACCGTTTTGGTTTCCATAGTCAAAAGTGTCTTCAACTATTTCAGGCAAACCGATATCTGCCATAGCAAGAGCTTGAGCTCCACAGAATAAACAAGCAGC